TTCAAGAGGCCGCCGCCTTTGACGTTAAAACTATCGCGGGATTTTTGCAGAGTCATTGTATTCTCCTTACCTTTTTAACTTTCTTGAAACGCCGCCGTGTCGTACTGATTTTTTTGTTTCCATGCCTTTATTTAGAAAGGCGATATCGCGCTCGCGCTTGTCGTCAAACCATCGCCGATCACTGTGCCGCCTGAATTGGAGATTACCTTATTGCTCAGACATTTCCCTCCGAATTGCAACGTCGCCGCTCCTGAAATAGTGATCGCGTTTGTTGTGTCGCCGGTGATAATCGTCGTACCTCCGGCGATAAAGGTTTTCACGGTATGACTTGATCGCGTGATCTCCATCGCATGACCGAGGCCGATGATATATTTGCAGTTCAGGACGAGCGTGCCATTTCCATCACTTTGCGAGACTGCGACATACCCCTTGATCATATTTGCATTGATTGTAAGGCTTCCGGAAACGAACGTCACCGCGTTTTCCGTTGTCGTTCCTGTTCCCCCTTGAACGTTGCCATTGATCGTTACAATAGCATTCACACAATTGAGCCCCCGCCCGCTTCCGTTATCACTCGTGCCGGTTCCTCCTTTTATCGATCCACCGACCGTTACATTGACGTTGCCACCGTTAATATTCAGCCCGGCGCCGGCACCGTCTCCGCCGTCAACCCCTCCAACGATATCGCCGAGAACATTAAGATTTACTGTCCCGGTATTTATTTGTACGCCTTGTCCAGGTGCGTCGCCCATATCGGCCCCGCCAATGATGCTTCCGCCTACGCTGATATTGGCCGTTCCATTTTCGATATTGAGGCCGTCACCGGCAGCCGTACCGCCGTCGATTCCTCCGGTCAGGTTTCCAATCATCGAGACGGTCAGATTCGACCCCGCATTTAACATTTCCAGACCGCGCACTCCAACGCTCCCCGTGATGGATTTACATATCACTTCACAACTCACCGCAACATTGTTGTCGGTCAGTCCGTTGTTGATGTTGTAGTCTCTCGCGTCGATATTGACGCCATCCTTCAAGGCGATCGGGGCGACCGGCGTGACATCTGCCAGCAGAACTACCTTCTTGATTCCGTTTATCGCTGCATCATTGAGCGCCGACTGCAGATCCTTATAGTATGGGGTTAACGTCGCCGAGATCGACGGAACGACGAAATACTTGTCGATATTGAACTCAAAATTCTGGCCCATCATTTCCTCCGAAAACGCCTCGGTATCATATTGAATCGTGAAATTCAGCTCCACGCCGACGATCGATCCCAAATTCCATTTAGTTCAATCCGACGAGATAGGTGGCCGTAGTATTCGTTGCCATGACTTGCTTGATCCTCAACGGCAGGATCGATCCTGAGGGGACGTTACTGAACGTGACGGCCGCGCTATTCTGCTCGAGCATCAGCGCGACATCGCCCCCGCTCCCAACATAGAGGCCGTTGAGAGTGGGGGTGATCGTGCTCGAGTCCGATGGTGTGATGGCTTGAGTTTTTGTCGCTAACATGGTGAAACTTCCTTTACTTCAGCTGCCCTACGCCTTCGACTCCGTACGTGAATGCCGGCGATGCCGTGCCGCCGATCGTTCCGATGATTCGGATGTAGGCATGAAGCGCGCGCGTGTCAATGCCGAGCGTTTGCAATCCTGCCACGGTCGTGACTTGCGTAAATGCCGATCCGGTATCGGCCCAGCCGGTCGAGCCGTCAACCGAGTGCTGCACCTTCACATCCAATGTCGGATTTGTGCCTGCCGTTGCTGCGGAAGAATTCAGAATGATCTTGAGTACGCCCCTATAACCGCTAATAAGGACCGCTGAGCCGGTCAACGTGCTCGTATTACTTGCTGCGGCCGCTAAGACAAAGGCCGTGATCTCCGTCTGCACGTCGATAATAATATTGCCCAGCACGAACGCTCCAGCTCCCAGGGTAAGCATCTGTTGTACCGAAATAAGCCCTGTTGCAACCGCCGCGAGAGCCATCGCGACAAGAACGGCCAAGATTTTCTTTGGATGACCCAAAATTGCTTTCATGATTTATTCTCTCTTGTTTTTAAAGCGTTAATACCATGGCGGCGTTTGCTAGTTACGCCGCCCGGTGAAAAATAGTTTTTTACTTTTCGAGCAGCGCGATAATGTCCGCTTTCGTCGCTCCCTCGGGGACCGTCAAGCCTTTCCCTTCAGCCAGCGTTACAAGATCGGCTTTGTTCATTTTCTGGTAGTTCTCGTCTTCGACTTCCGCGTCATCTCCGGCCATTGCCGCCGGCCAGATCTCCGCGTGGCCATAGAGAATCAGGTCCCTCGCGGTTCCGTCATCCGTTTCCAACGGTTTATCCTTATAGTCAGCGGCGAAGATCGGCTTGCCGTTGATATAAGTATCGCGTATCAATTTCAGATTTTTCGACATTCTAAAATCTCCTTTAGATATAGTTTATTGTGCCGCTGAGTCGGTCGATGCAACAAACGAGACCGGGTGACGAAGACCGAAGTCTCCCCACATCGTGGTCGTTACTTCCACCTGGCCTTGTTTCTTCAGTGAGTAGGGATCGACAACGACATCCACGCCTGCGAAGAGCGCCATGATGAGTTCGCTCCATACACCGAAGATCGCTCGATCGCTCGGCACCTGATTCGTATCGTATGCAGGATAACCATTGACCAGGTCGCCTTGGCCATTCCAGAGATATACCGGATAGTTCGAGACCTGCGGAGTAACTTTCCATTTCCCTTTTGCGCCCGGGGTCGTGAGCCATTTACGGTCTCCCCTGCGCACGTTCGCTGTTGCAAGCGCAGTTTCGAAGGAAACAACCTTCGCCCACGTTGCCGTTGCTCCAAAGGTGACCGATCCAATCCCGGTCGTGTTTAAGATACCTTTTGGCTGTCCGTCGGCTCCTGTTCCGGCGATCCCTGCCAGGTCAAGCGCGATCGCAAGGACGGCCATAAGATCCTGACGCACAAACGCTTCCACATCGAGCGACGTTTGCCCGATGAGTTCTTTCGTATACGCCGTATCCCCGACTAAACGGTGGGGAGATAAACCCAGTTGAGAGAATGCCTGATCGGATTCCGTTACCGTTCCCGTTTCCGGCAACCAGTATGCCGTTGCGCCTCCGGTGACGCGCGGGATCGCGATATTGCCGGTGAGACCGGTAAGTTGCGTGATACCCAACTGCGTCAAGAGGGCTGCATTCCTCAAGAGCTCGATCATACTTCCGATCAAGACGTTCGTTCCTACCAGATAGCCGCCCGATCCCGATGTCGTGACATTTAACGCACGTTGACTGGCCAAAAGCGTAATCGCTCGCGCGAACATATCCGGCGTGATGTTTTGTGCACGTTCCTCGGCAATAACGTCGTTCGGAATGAAGAAGCCTTTCGCTTCACGCTTCATCAGCTTTGCAACGGCATCGGACGCTTCACGCTCCAAGCCGTCGAGCACTTTCCCGGAGGCGATACTGGAAATCGCGCGAAGAATCGAATAGCGTTTGAGGTCCTTCGGCCCCAGTCCGATATTCGGGTCCATGCGTTCGACCGGTTTCGCTTTCGCGAGTTGTTCCAAGCAAGCGCGTTGGAACGCATCGACCGCCATTCCTTCCTTGATCGCTTTGTCGGCCAGCTCGCGCATTCCTGCCGGCGTGTTGTCTTTGAACTGAGTAACAAGTGCGTTGATATCCGCTACGCGCTCGCGCTCTTCTCGAACCCCGTCTTCCCGTGTTGGAGTTGCCGGTACTGCCGGCGCTACTTCAGGAGGCATTGGTATTGCCCTTTCTGTGTTTGGTGTGGATGGAGGTTTTATTAATTCACGTTTTAAGAATTCAATCGCTTCCTGGTCCGTGGCTGTGGCCGGCATTCCTTTGCCGACTAAAATTTCCCGCTGCTGCTGTGTGAGCTTCAGTGACCGGACTTTCGCCAGGGCGTCGGCTCCGATCGGCACGAGTGAGAGTTCCCGCAGATTCCATTTCGTCGTTACCTTCACCGGCCCGGCATATTCCCGCCCATTGATCGACTGCTTTTGTCCTTCCGGGATGTAGGTGCTCTCCGTTGGATTGTAACCGGCGCTAAAATCCGTCAGATGGCCTTCCCTCACTTTCAGCTCGGCCTCGGCTCCATCGTCGGCCGCAGAAAAAAGCACATCGCATGTTTGCAATCCGCCGTCTTTCGCAAAGTTCCGGCCGCTCCCGAGAATGGATTCAACGGAGCTTCGATCATGCGAATCTAAGAGCGGCACTTGTCCGTTATCCGGGACCGACATTCCATCGGCCAAAAGGATCTCGTCGACGATCTCCCAACGATCCCAATCAATGACAGCCACCGGCGTTTCGCTGGAGACCGTTGCTTTGACGGTGTGCGTTTTTGCATCATAGCTCGATGGAATAGTTCGCATCGAACGCGTGAAAAGATGTTTCATTTATGCCTCTGCATGTTTTGCGTGACCGTTCTTTCGCTTGAATACCGCGTCGACGAGTGCCCGTGCCGCGGCTTTCGCTTTTTCTTCCTCGGGATCCGGAGGCGGCGGCGTTTCACCGGCCTTCGGTTGCGCGGGTTCATCGGCCACGAGCGCTAAGATCTGATCGGGCGTCGTGAAGTTGAGTTCGAGACCGGCATCGCGCGCATATTTGATGTCGGCGGCCAGTTCGTCGATGATCTCTTCGTAATCCAACCCGCGTTCTGCGAGCTGACGACGCAAGCTGTTCATTCCGGCTGCGACCTCGGAGGTCGATGAGATCACATCCTTCAGCGGGTCGACCCAATCCCACCCGCGGCCGCTCCATACGCCATTCTTGTATTGGTCATATTGCCGCCATTTGATGTACGGCAGCCGACCAGCCATAAGCGCAGCACTAAGCCAATCTCGATACAGCGGATCGGACATCGTCTCAATATGATCGGCGTGCACCATCCTCCAGCCGTCCCATTCCTCGAGCTTGCCGGTACGGATGGATGAGTAGTTGACGCTCTCGCGATCGTTGCCCAGGGATTCGTAGGTGACGTTCGTTCCGCCGGCAACGCGCCTCAGCATCGATTTCGTGAACGGTCCGTGCTCGTGTTCGGGATATTTCGGGTCGAACTGTTGCAGCTCCGTTCCCGGGGGCGCGATCACGAACTCACCGGCTTCTACGGTATCGATCTGATTTCCGGTTTCCGGCTCCTCTTCATCTTCGACCGGCTCTTCTACCGTGCCGTTCTTATTGACCCACGCGCCGAATTTGCTCGATGCTATGCGCGCGTTGGTCAACGCCGATTCATCCCACCCGCCGAGCATGTTGAGCGTGAGCATCGCCGTCACCAGGCGCGGTACGCCGCGCGACTGATCGGCTCTCTCGCGATCGAAAAGATGATACACTTCGCTCGCCGGCACAGGGATGAAACGATAACTCTGGCTGCCGATGCCAAAAATGTCAAACTCTGCGATCGCCTCCCGGAAATAATACGTCACCGGCCGGTGCAGCTTATCGAACTCGATCCCGAGACGGACGACGTTCTTTGTCACCGGGTTTCTGTGGTTCAAGCGCTCGTCGACGTAATCAGGTTCGATCACTTGCAGCTTCATGCCGAATTCAAAATCGGGAGAATAGATCTTGCGGATAAAGATTTCACCTTCGCGTGCAATCGTTTCTTCGATCAACGTATCGACAGCGCGGAGAGACATCGTGCCGGTCACGGTGCAATTTTCGCGACGGCTCCATTCGGCAAAATCCTTTTCAAGTTTTTTGCTCGTTGCCCGGTCAACATTGCCCTTCGTGTCGAGTCCCTTCACTCGGAGCGTGAATCCGGAAGGACCGACGGCGTTGGCTCGTGTGAGATGCAGGAATTTTTTTGCAAAGGCGTCGTTCTGTGCGAGGTGACGGCCACGGGCCCGGATATTCCGGAGCGCATAGAGCAGATCCTGATCGATCGAGAGTGAGACAGCGGGAAAATCTGCGCTCAGCCGGTCAACACGACCGGCGACGTACGAGCGTGTGGCAAATTTCTTTCCATTGGAAAATGATTTCGCCGCGATCTTTTCAACGACGTCCTTGGCGACGAAACCTTGCGTGCGCGCCAACTGCGGCACTTCGCTTTGTGCGACGAAACCTTTCGAGCGTATGTAATTGTCGATCAGTTTCATTATTGGGGACGGACGAATTTAGCGAGGTGTTTCCCGCCCGGGGTCTTGCCGCTCTTCTGTGCGGCCCGGCGCAATTCCATTTTCAAACGATATTCGAATCTTCCCAGCTCCTCGCGCAGGATGTTCAGTTCCGGACGGATCAAGAGACGCCCGGCGATTTCCAGGCGGACGAACGGTCGAACGGAATAATTGAGAATTGCCGTGCGGAGCGTATCCACGATTTGCTGATTGTATGAGCGTGTGTCGGTCGACGATGCGGGGATGAGGCTGGCCAACACGGTGATCGGCATATCGAAGATTTCCGACGTGACGGATCCGTTGACGACGTAACCGAAGAGAGAGTAAATGCCGGCAGGAAGATTGTTCGCGCTTGCTGCAAGCGTCGCCGTCCACAGTGTGCCGACTCCGGATGCGACGATCGCTTTATTTCCCCCGGCACCGGTGATCGAATAGTTTAACGCC